ACCGTCGGTGATTTTATGTTGAAAGATATTGTTTACTTGTTCAAGATTCATGTTATAGCTCCAGTTAAGATATGTTATTGTACACTAAGTTTGGTATATAGTCAATTGAATTGGGTATCATTCATAGTTTAAGCAATGCCCACATTGTAGTTTTTTCTAAATCACTTAGAAATTCTGGATAAACATTGTCCAGTTGATAATCATAGATTGTTTTATAACCTTTTTCTATTTTTGACCTAACCAATTTATCTAGGTCCCATCCTTCACGATCCATTTTGGTTTGAAGTTTATGGCCACGGCGTCCCCAGAAGATTAATACTTTAGGCCGACTGTTTGTTCTATCTTCTATATAGATAGCACCCCAAACTTTGTCTGCACCATCTTTATTGTTCCAGCCAATGAATTTGTAGTCAATCATTGTTCAACTTCCTCTATCGGTTGATCAGGGATGTTTTCTGTATCACCTTCACTAGCAAAAACAAATCCCAAATCTAACATCTTTTTTTCTTCAGCATGAGTACAGCGAGGACGGTATATAAACAGTCGCAAAGTAAGGTTATCTTTGCTATAGTAAACTCTATACCTAACTTGTTCCTCATTCAGGATCTTAGCAAGTTCCTGAAATGTAAAACTTTCAGGCCAATCTTCTTTTACACTAGACCTAGTCTTTTCATAATAGAAATCTTGCATACGATGTATGTTGGAACCTTTACCCCAAAATATATTTTGCTCACACCATGCAATCTTTCGGTCAAGCATTTCAATAGTGATTTCGTTGCTCATTCTTTAACTCCGAAATGTTTTAGTATATTCTGCTCACAATGAACAGGTATGTACGTTACTGAATCTTGAACCCAATGTCTTTCTGGGGTATGCGGTAGAGTTTTAGCAACTAAAGCACATTCCCGCACAATCAACTCGGCGAACTTTTCGTAATTGAAATTAAGACCAAATTCATTGTGTTCCCAACATTGGGGTTCAAGTTCTTTAATTCGTTTGTTCATTCCGTTTTTCCTCTTCTTCTGATTGCTGCTTGCAACGAACAAAAATCGTCATGTGCTTTACGGGTTGTCTCTGCGTGTTTGTTGCTATGACAATGAATAGACCACCACTTTCGTGCAAATTCTTCAACCTCCCTAGCACACTCCTCTATAATCAACTCGGCGAACTTTTCTTGGTCAAACCCAAACTCTAGTAACTCACCATTTACCCCGTAAGTTTCAATTCGGCACTGTTCAGCAAGTTTTTCAATTTGTTCGTTCATTCTAAAACTCCATATTCTGCTTGAAGGTCATACAATGCTTTACGTACCTTTACTGCAACTGGTTTATACTTGTCAGGATGTATAGGATGATAGGTGTATTCCATACCCGCCCATGTCTTGCTACCTGTCAATAATTTATCAACTTCTGCTAGAATTTGAAAGCGAGGATCCGCCCACATCTTGATTACATTATCAGGTACGATTGGTGTGTTCATTCTTCAACTCCGAAATATCGTAAGATATTTTTATGGTCATTTGCTTCCAAACAAATCTCAGCACATTCCTGCACAATCAACTCGGCGAACTTTTCAGGATCAAAGGCATCATAAACAACACCTTCGCCACCAAAGTATGCTCCAGCCTTAACCAGCAGTTTATCAATTCGTTCGTTCATTACTTTTTTCCAATCTTAGAAACAACTTCTACCTTGCTTACTTGTAATTGATAAAGAAACCTACGATACACTCGCAATGCGGCAATACTCATTGGATCTTCTTTACCTTCAAGTTCAGCAATCTTAGATTCTAATTCCTTTTCCTTGGCGCGGTGACGCTCAATGTCAGCATTGAGACCTTTTGCTTTATCCCAAAAGTATTTCATAATGTTCTCCTTACTTAATCCCGAATGTGTTCAATTCGGGACGCAATGTGTTAATCAATTCTGTTTCACGGGCATGAGCAGGACGCTTGCCACGAACAACTTCAATAACACCGAATATAAAACGCTCGGCACCACGTTCACGCAATGCACAAGACAGACCCCAATTCTTACGCTCAGTCAAGGCCCGTTGCATATGCTTTTGCATACGACGGCGTAGTGTGCGAAACACATTACCCTTGAATGACAACGCAGTAAGACCAATATAATATTCTTGTGTAACTACATCTTGTATGTAGTATATCACTTGATTACGGTCTGTTCTACGCTTACGGGCGATTTTCGAGTTCATAAGTGTATTATATACCCAAAACCATTTAATGTCAACCGTGGGTTTCTAGTAAGGCCGAGACGAATTCCGTGTCGCTATCCCCTAGGTCCTTATCTGTTGTAAAAACGCAACAGTTTCCAAACTTGGCCAACTTGCGGCCTGCATCGTCATTGTCGCAAACTGTGATAACTTTGCGGTTAAGACAGGTTAACCAGTTTCCCAAGTCTTGATTGGGGTTGTTAGATAGCACGGCCAACGCACTAAATCCACGCTCAGTCAACCTGGCCGCATCAAACACCCCCTCACACACAAACACGACTCCGGGGCTTAAATGTAGACTTTCTACGCCCCAGACTGTCTGGGTGGGCTGATTTCGGTATGTGAAATACTTGCCCTGTTTGGGATTATTCTGTGGTTTTTTCTCGCCCAAGGGGCGATATTGCTGATATCCGATTAATTGGCCGCTTAGATTCCACAAATAGAATGTAGCAACACCTTCAACTTCATCAAGCACGGGCCTGTGAAGTTCTAAGTCTAAGTGACGAGATTTTAGGTGTTCTCTCAGCATACTCACAGTATACACCCAAAACCATTTATTGTCAACCGTTATTTTCGGGGGATTCTTTAGGGATTTCTGTCAGATACTCATAATTGGTAGTATCTATGTTCTCACGCAAAACAATAGCCCCGTTCTTTAGATGAAATCTACGGGCCACGTTTGTCTTAGGGCTTAGTGTCACAAATCTTGTAACACTAGGATATTGTGCTTGAATTCCTTTTACCGCTTGATAAAGCAAATCTCTACCTTTGCCACTTTTGTAACTCCATATGGTATAAAATATGGCGGTAGTAGGAACACTTGAGGTTTTACTTAACCCTTCAACATCTTCAGGAACAAAATCATGGAAGCTAACACAAACCATTGCTTCTGGATTTTGTTCTTCATCAGTTAATGCTGCTACAACCCTACCATCGCTAACTCTAAAATCTTTAGAGATTTCAGGGCGTACAGGATCGTCTTTTATAAAACTTAATAATGTGTGTGAAAGGTCTGTGATGAATTGAAACATGATATTCTTATTTATACGTATATTATAATTATTAAATTAAATCCAAAAAAGTAGGGCCCTAAGACCCTACTATGCTAACTTATCTATATTTTGTCCTGCCCGCATCATTCTGCGGTTTGCCTCTATTCTATGTATTTCATTATCAATAAGGCGTTCTTTAATATGACGGTCATTAACAATCATTTCCCTATGACGTTCTTCATTACGAACCAATGCAGTATGTTGCTGAATTGCTGATGCTGCTAATGTTACTTTATTGAATGTCATAGGTTGCCTTTTCTTTTATTTATCACATAGTTGGGCCATTGCCGTTTTTGAAGCCAACTGACCCACCTTCTGCCTCGATCCGTTTAATAACATCTTCGAATAAGATAGGAGTAAAGTCAGTTTGCTCAACACAAACACAATGATAGCGAACGTCTGGTTCATCACTATACAAAACTTCTCCGGTCCTAGCATCAACCCCACGTGCTTTCTTTACACGATTAGAATGTAAATGTCCGTGAATGTTGGTACCAAATCTACCCAAGCTATCACTATGCAACGGAATATGACTTAAGATCATTCCATTCATAACATGATATGCACGTAATTCGCGGAAGTATAATCTATATTCATCATCACGGAAGATATCGTGATTGCCGCGAATTAAAACTTTATCACCGTTTAAGCGAGCCATCGTTGGTAATGCTTTGCGATTGATAACCACATCACCCAAGTGATATACTTTGTCGTTTGGACGAACTGTATCGTTCCAACGTTTAATCATTTCCTCATCCATTTCATGTGGATCAGTCCATGGGCGAATCTTTGTTACTCCGTCACTCTCTGTAAATCTACATACTCCGGCATGCCCAAAGTGTGTGTCCGATACTAAAAATACTGCTGGCATATTATTTCTCCTTCTTTACTCGGCCGATTCTACTTGCCTTGTTCCAAGTGTATGCTACTCCATCAGGAGTCTTTCCATCAACTACACTATCAACACCGAATCGTCCTACAAATTCCATTCCGTCTGGGCCACGAATAGTTACAAACTGCCCGTACGCCTTTGCTGTGTCCATTGCACTATTCAACGACAAACAACTAGCAAGGGGAAACCCTTCTTTTGTTATTACTTTATACACTATGCTATCATCCAATCCATGTCATCTTCTACTTGTATACTTTCATCACCGTCGTATTCTACTACACGAAATTTTTTACCTTCTTCTATCCATTCTACCTGTAAACTAATCAATCCAAGTGTATATATGCCTGGATACTTCAATTCTACATAAGTAGCCAATTCATCATACTGTCCCTTCTCTACAAGTTTTACCATTGCAGGGTCAAATAATATCTCTGGATGGTCTTGATTCCATGTGTACCATCCAGCACCAAAGTCAGGGCTGTATAGTACCGCTACTTTTCCGTTTTTAATTAATTTACGCATAGTCATAGTATATCACCTTCACCATTATTTGTCAAGTTATGGCAATGCCCGGATGAACCGGGCATTTAGAGAACAAGTGCGTACTTTCGCAGAGGCACCTGCCGTGTTACTCTATTTAGCTTACGCCAAATCGTAGCG